CTGACCACGTCATAGTGTTTAAATGTCATGAATCCTCCCGGTCGGGATAATGTTGTGAGTCAGATGAGGGAACGGGCTGAAGTCCGGAAGTTACAGGACAATGGCAGGAGGAAGACTACAGCCCGCAATACGAAAAAGGCCGCGCTATTGCGCAGAGTGATTACTGTCGGATATTATTCGCCAGCTGAAATATTACTTCACGTTTTGTTGTTTATTCCTTGCCGCCCGCGTCTCCCAGCGCGGGCTTTTTTTGTCCATAAGAAAGCCCCTCCGGAGAGGGGCTGGAGAGTGGCGCTATGTGCCATTGCATGGTGCCGGGTGCCTCCCGGTGAGTTCAGTATCAGCACCTGAACCCGCACAGAAAGGATAAGGGTCGGTGACAAAACACCAGTTGCTGATTGCCCCTCCGCACAGGGGGATTCACCATGCCAGTTTCTTTTAACAAACTCCCCGCAAACCAGACAACAGTCAACCGCCTGAATTGTGAGGTATTTAAAAATTTCAACGGGTAACTGATACCCTGCTAATCGCCTGATGCTTTCTTTTTCAGCAACGGGAAAGCAACAACCACCACACCCACCAGCCGCCCATTTACCACAAATAAAAAAGCCTTCACTGCGGAAGGCGTCTGTAACAACCGAACTGATAGTCTGCCAGACCCGCCATAACCAGCTGGGTCAGTATTAACTGGCAGCGTTCGCGTGAAAGGTAAGTATTCTGCGCAATCTCCCCGACTGTCGCCGGTTCGGTGGCACTTAATTCATTAAACACCACTCTGGCGGTTTCTGTCATATCCTGCTGTTTTAGCATGTCTTTTTCCCTTTTCCGGTTAACGTGACACACCAATAACTCTTGTCGAAAAAGCCAGCAAGCTGAAAGACCGGTATTCACCACCACCAGCACGTTTACTGTACTGATGCGATTTCAGTCATAAAAAACCCGCCAGGCGGCGGGTTTAAGTTGTGTGGCGTAGTAACCACTCTTAACATACTGACATACTTTTTGCGGACCGCGCTAATCATTTTTTACTTTTTTGGGCAGCCAGTCGTCCATCTCCAGCCTTACCCCCAGCATCGACAGACATCCGTCAATAAATCCTTCAGCAATCTGCATCTCAATTCGTATTGCCTTTTCGCTCTTCTTTCTTGTTCTGGCAATCTGCCTTTTTGATATGCGCAGCAGATAATGAGCTACCAGCAGCGAATACTCGTCCGGTTTTTTCTTCTTCAGGCGCGTAAGGCAGTTTTCGATGATAAGGCCGTCATCATCGCTGCAGGCCGGGCGAGGTTTAGCGGTGGATGGTAAAAGGCCTTTAAATCCAGCAGCTATCGGAGAATAGTCCACCCCGGCGTTACCACTTGCCGCCCATGCCCCCCAGCGTTCGAGAACCATCTGAATATCACGCATCAACTTTCTCCACAAAATCAGGACAGCACACCAATCGCCAGCGCGCGATCGATAAAACGAAATATCAGCTCCAGTTGGGAACCATACTTATCTTCAAATGCCACGGTATCCGCATGCAGTTTGTCATGGTGTTTTCTGCACAACGGCAACACAAAAAGGTCATGCGCTTTTGTCCCCATACCACCCTGGCCGTGACCAATCAGATGATGCGGATCATCAGCTGGCTTTCCACAACATGCACACGGCTGCGTCTTAACCCAGCGAGTGTACTTTTCATTAACCCAGCGACGACGTTTGGGGCGTAACATAAAAGACTCCGGCGACTCCGGATCCACTTTCAGCGCCAGCACCTTTTTCGCTTTATCCCGGATAATACTGGTGGCAGTAACCGAAGGTACAAGGTCACTCTCCCGGGTGACAGACGGCAAAACAGGCTTCGGTAATCTCAGGGCCTTACGGGCTGCACTTTCCGGTAAAGCATCCGCCAGGTCATTACGAACCAGCCACCAGCACAGTTCCGGCATTGTCACAACGTGACTGTCATCAAAACCAAGATCACGGCGCACAACAGACAACACCCAGCGGGCACAGTTATCCGTTGCCATTGCTTCCAGCCGTTCCGTGAACTGGTCACGGAGAAGATTGTCACAGTGCCAGCACAGACGGATTGCGCCTGGCGCGTGCCGCATTGTGGTCATGTTCTCGCTGTGCCAGTCGGAATGAGGCCACTGACAGCCCTTTTCACGAAGTAACCAGCTCTCAAGGCATTCCACGCCACCAGCACGACGGATCACCGCCTCATGGCGGAACACGGCCCGAACGGCAGGATCATCCGCCAGCGGTTGTGATGATGCCGGAACGGCACCACTGGCAAAAGATGAATAACGTTCCGGCTCAGGCTCCAGCAGGACACGCCCCTGCATAAACAGGGGCATCAGCTCTGAACCTGGCCTGAACAATACGATCCCCATACGCGGGGCGATTTCAGGGGTCAGTAGTGCTCTCACGGTCACCTCAATGAACGGTATCGAGCAGCTTTAACAGCTCAGGGAATCGGGATTCGAAGAAATGCGGCTGCGTCTCGCGCGGATTTGCAGGACTGGTGATGTTCTTGCCGAACATGCAGCCTTTCGCCGTCAGCGACCAGAATTTTTTGATGTTGTTAATCCCGGTACGGCTGTATCGTTCGCGTTGTTCAACGATCCCCAGCTTCGCCATCTGGTGATATGCCTGATTAGCCGTCAGGCGGATACCATACTGCTTCAGCAGTGCACTCAGCGACAGCGTAGGGCGGCTTGAACCATCTGGCGCATCAGCAGGTGCATCAATGGCATAGATCGGCATAAGTTCAGGAAGACCAGCTACCTTTGATAATTTCTGGTATGCACCAAGTTTCGAGGAGTTTGACAGATTTAGAGTCTTTGCTGCTGATTCAAGCAGAATGACCCCGGATTTAATTTTGTCGGATGTGGTTTCTTCTGGTGATGAATTATGAAGCGCATCAAAAGTACGTATCACTTTTAAGCTGAATGCCGGGCTGATCCACATTGCATATGCATAGACCAGCTCTTTACAGACATACGTCCCACCATTGCGCCCCTGAATGGTGATGACAGGAATACTACGGGAATCTCCCGTAGTTTCTTCTTCCAATAATTCCACAAGAGCCTTCGTTTCAGGACGACGCATAAACTCGTGAACTTCCAGCGAACGGGAGGAGCGATTCTCACCAGCGGCAAGAAGAGCAGCTTTCTGAAGGTCGTTAAGACAGTAGTTAGATTCGAAGTACTGACGCACAGAAACGCCATCAATTACAAGCAACTGATTCATTGGTTTCTCCACAAATTTTTATCCACGAGCGGGACTGCACTCCCTTTTCGTTGATGCAGGATGAACTTACTGCGATTTTTAATAGTTATCAAGGATACACTGTTCATAAATACAGTATCTTTAACGAGGTAATACCCAAATTTAGGGTGTTGCTCAATTCCGTTACCGAGTTGCTAATTTGCAACTCGCTTTTTCGTACTTACTGATAGTGATCTCGACCTTCCCCTCCGGGATAACCGGTCCCCACTCCACCAGCATTCTTTTCACCTGACTGTCGTCTTCCCACACACCCGCGTGGGTCAGGGCGTCAAACAGCGCCTTGTTATAGTTGTCCAGATCGCGGATCCGGTTATCCGGAGGAAACAACACGATCTCCACTGAAGCAGGTGCCGACGTTGGTTTCGGCAGACGACGTAACTGCTCAACTATTGCTGCACACGCCGCGCTCTGGAATTTTCGCCCCGCCGCGCTTATCAGGCTCTTACCAGCAAACGCCCCTTTGTTGGGGTGTCGCCAGTACGTGTTCACGCTGGGCGGAAAAGGCAGTATTAGCTTCATACTTTCAGGCCCCTCTCATGTAACCAGTGGGCTGCACGCAGCCTGGCGTTTGCCTCACCGGCAAGCAGGGCGCGGATAATCCCGACCGCCTCGCTGTCGTCGTCCTTCACCGCGGTATGAAGAGTGATACCCCGGGCCACGCCACGCTTTATCGTGATGACACCTTTTTTCTCCAGTGCGCGAAGATGCTCCACCGCTGCATTCACCGAACGGTATCCCAGCATGGTTGCCACCTCCTGATTGGTTGGCGGGAAGCCACGTTCTTTCTGATAAGAAATCAGCATATCCAGCACCTGCTGCTGGCATTGAGTTAATGTCGTCATGCCGCCATCTCCCTGACCAGTTTTTCCGCCTGCTGGCGAACCTGCGCCAGAAACGCCTCACCACATGCCTCAAGTTCATCGCGCCCTATGTAGCTGATTGCCGGTCCCTTCCAGGTCTTGTCGAAAACAGCAATAGCACCAGCGAAGAAAGCACCTGTTGGCACCTGCTTTTCGTCTTTCGGGATAAACCAGGCAGGCAGTTCAAAACCAATACGCCCGCGAATAAAAGCAATATGATCTGCATCTTCCGGCCACCACACTTCGCTGGTGGCAGCTTTGATCAGGAAAACATAGCGCCCGCCTTTATCACGCATGGCACTGGCATGTTTCATGATGTAACGCATGCCGATGATGTATTGCCCCTCATGCTGACTGGCGCGGCTGTACGGGGGATTACCAAAGGCAGCACCTTTAAGCTCCGCAAGACGTTCAGACCAGTCATGCGCCAGCGCGTTGTCTTCCGCAGTGTAATAAGCGGCACATTTGGCGTTATCACCATCAGTGAACAGATCCAGAACAAACGGGCCAAACAGGGTGTTAATTCCCCAGAAAATGTTGTCCGGCGTGCGCCACTGATCGCCCACTTCCTTCAGTTCATGGGCTGGTTTGTTCCGCAGCTCCACCAGCGCCTGGCAATATTTATTACTCATTAAGCCCCCACGTAATTCCCTGACAGATACCACTCTTCACCCGATGCAGCGCGCTTGCTGCTTTTCCGTAAGCACCGCTCACGATGCGCCAGAAAATTGTTTCGTTCTGGCTGGGAGTGGCTTTCACGGAATGCCTCCATCCACACCGTTGCAGCTCGACGGAATAAGCCCCTGGACTCCAGTTCTTCCGCCTGGCGAGTCAGGCACAAAATCACCTGCGGGTCGTTAGTGCCGACACAGAAATTGCGCACAGGTCTGGTTTCACGAACTGGTTGTGGTTCCGGCTCCTGTGCTCTCTCAGTCAGGCGCGGGAAATGTCTGCGTGTATCTCCTTCACAACGGTGAGCCACACGCCCACTCTGACGTAACTTGCTTGCTGACTGCAGAACGCGCTGCCGTGAGTAACCTGCAAAAGCATCCGCAATGTCTCCGGAAGTACACCCCGGATGGGCTTCAATGAATTTCTGAACTTCATTCAAAAGACTCATGATCACCCCCTGAATCCTTCCGGGATCTGGCTGTAGTCCACGTTGTCGTAACTGGCTTTGAAGTACGGGTCCTCGCGTCTGGCTGCAGATACCGCAGGAACTTCCCAGGATTCTTCGAAATGACGATCCGGACCAAAGAACGTGACAGCCTGTTTCACAAATTGTGTGCCGCTGTTACCCATCGCAGATACCCAGCCCGCGTAGCGTTTCACACCTTCCAGCATGGTTTCGGGGTTTACCCCCTCATTCAAACGGGCTTTCCAGGCTTTGAAGGCTGCAGATTTTGAATTGCCACCAGCACGTTTGGGGTATGCCAGCCATGCCTGCTCAAACTCCGGAGAGTATTCCGGTCGGTTTGAACGAACTCGCACAGACTCATCAGCAGATTCACCAACAGCTATTGGTTCATTGACTGGTTCTTTGACTGGTTCAAAAGAGTGACTGGTTCTGGGTGAATCTCCTGCACTACCCCCTGGTGCAACTCCTGCACTACCTGGTGAATTTGCTGCACCAGATAGTGAATTATTTGCACTACCCCCTAGTGAATCTCCTGCACCATCCAGATGAAGGAGATAGATATTACTTGAGTTACCTTTTTCACCTTTCCGGGTGACTTTTTTTACCAGCCCGGACTCACAGAGGGCCGCAATATGATTCATCACAGAACGTTTGCTAATCTCGCACTGATCAGCGATATGCTGATAGCTGGGCCAGCACTCACCCTGATCGCTGGCATTATCAGCCAGCTTAATCAGAACCAGTTTTCGCAATGGATTTCCCACTCGAATTTTCATCGCTTTAACCATCAACTCCATACTCATGCAGCACCTCCGAGATGCTTCATGTTTTTTCCGGAGCAAAAGGCTATAAGCGGCATACTGACGCGGTAATTACGGCCCAGCGGTTCACAAATCACCTTCTGACATTCACGGTCAACCAGGCTAACACGTAGAACATGCCCTGCAGGCGTGGTGTACCACTGACCCGGACGAGGACAACGGAAAGTATGATTGGTAAACCGTTTGAAAATATTCCGGATCATTTACGCCCCCTTACCTCTGAAGGGTTCAGCGACAAATTTATGAGACTGGCCAGTAGCGCCGCGTCGTTGATGCGGTCATACAGACTTACAGCCAGCGGGGATTCGGCTTTTGCCAACATGGGATAAAGCTGCTGCAGCCAGACCTGATGAATTGATGAAATGTAGGAATAGAGAACGCTGGCGTTATGTGCAACGTCGCTCAGTACAGAGGGATTTGAAAGCTGTTTCTCCATCTGGTTAAAGGCATTGATGTATGCCTCTTTGAACTGGGCAGCACGTTTACCCGTGAAGCCCATGGCAAGAAACGCAAAGCCGTCGCGGGTTATTTGATAGCAAGGTAGTTTGCGGCCTGTGCAATCGGTGTAATCACTCACCGAAAAATTGCGGGAAGTGAATGATGCAGAGCATTCAAGCGTGCGGATCTTTTTCAGTACATCGTCATGACGTTTGGAGAAGAAGTTGGCAACAGCCAGGGATGAAGTAACAGCCTGACCATCAACGATGGCAATTTCAGGTTGAGTGAGGGTTGGGATCGTAGCCATGATGGCAGCCTCCGTTGACTGTGGAAAACTTCCACCACCGGAGCTGCGAAACTCACTGGTGGCAGACTGAACAGGGTTCGCAGTACCGGCGTCAACGGAGACCGGCGAGCCTTTCGGCTCCCCTGCCCAGCCCACCATAATTCTGGCGTGCGTGAGCGCGGACGATAAAAAAGACGCTGGCGCGTCATATATCGCCGTTGACAATTCCGGGCTGCGACCCCCGGCACCCGCTTTATAAGGTGCCTGAGCAGTGTAACGTCCCGGAATTGCAGAATCAATATGCTGGTGGTCCTTCACACTCAACAAAATCACGCCTGAATTTCCACAAAGGACTAAAGCACTCATGCGGGTAGTCTTTGCGAAGATAGATAACGCGCTGTGTTTCTGGCTCCCAACGAATAACATGAACATAAAGTCCTCTTCCGTCACGAAACCAGCGGTTAAGTTCCTGCACAACTCGCCCCCCACAGTCAGGTAAAGTTCTCTGTGGTTACTTACAGCCAGGTGATTTGGTAATCTGCATTCATGCCGTAACAACAGGTGTTCAGCGACGCTGACCACCAGCTGTTGCGACAAACGGTTATTTGCCGTTAAACTATTCATGCGTTAGTTTCTCCACAGACACAAAACGCCACGACGCCCGGAGCTGCACACTCGCGGGCGTCACTCTTTTCTGGAGCGCAAAAGATTTTGTAGACCAGTGCTGCATGCTCCTGGAGCTTCGAAATTGACAGATACAACTCATCATTAATTGCTGTCTGCTCGTGTGGCTCCACTACCCCATCTTCGATTGCCGAACGAATCTGCTTTGAGTAACTCCCGATCTGTTCGATGACTTCCAGCAGACGCTGGTTAATATCGGCGTTGTCCACATCCTCGACGTCAGGAAGAGACACAAAGACGCCATTTGCAGACTGCGCCACAGCGTCAGCAATGAAGTGAGTTCCACCAGCACGTTGTAAAATCATTGCCCATCCCAGCGGGAAAATCTGATCGCCATCTGCACGAAGGCGGTTGAATAATGCGTTCTCTGTTACATCCAGCCACTCAGCAGCTTCAGCGTAACCCCCCGGCAACGCCGCGATAGTTTTTCTGACAGCTTTCACGTACCACTCAGGCTGTTTTTCCACTTTCCAGTGATGATTACCCACGGCTTACCTCCTGTTCCTGTGGTTTAAACCCATTCTGGTTTTGGCTAGATTGAAAACGTGCCGGATAAAGAATCTGCATTTCGCTGATTTCACCCTTAAAAAAATTGGCCAGACGTTCTGCAAGATCGATAGATGGAATTTGTTCCAGTCTTTCAATACGACTCAGCGTCGCTGGATTGACCTGAACGCCCGCAGCAACATGCTGCAAAGTAAATCCGTGCGCCTTACGCACATTCCGTAATGGTGATTGCATATAACCTCCACATATTGCGTGATGAGCATATTATTTCACGCAAATATTTTGCGCAAGTTGATTTGCTTAACGCGCAATAAAGAAATGTAATAAACGCATGAACATAGGAAACCGAGTCAGACAACTTCGCCAGGCGAAGAACATGAAAATCGCCGATCTCGCTGAAGCAATAGGAGTGGATGCGGCGAATATCTCACGCCTGGAAACAGGTAAGCAGAAACAATTCACTGAACAAGCCCTGAGTAATATTGCCAGGAGCTTAGGTGTTGATATTGCTGATCTCTTTACCTCAGACGTCAAAAGTAATACTGTATGTAAAAACAGTATTAGTGAGGATGTTGCGCAGGTGAAGGATGTATTCCGTATTGAAATGCTGGATGTCAGTGCCAGTGCGGGAAATGGCCTTATCCAGGGCGGTGATGTCATTGATGTGATTCATGCCATTGAATACAGAACTGATAATGCTGTATCGATGTTTGGCGGACGGCCAGCCAATCACATTAAAGTTATCAACGTTCGTGGGGACAGTATGTGTCCAACCATTGAGCCAGGAGATCTCATCTTCGTTGATATCAGTATCAATCAGTTTGATGGGGATGGTATATATGTATTTGGTTTTGATGATAAAATTTACGTCAAACGACTGCAAATGATACCTGATAAACTGCTGGTAATTTCTGATAATCAGATTTACCGCGAATGGGGAATTACCAGCGAAAACGAACATCGGTTTATGGTCTTTGGAAAGGTCTTAATCAGTCAGTCACAAACCCTTAAGCGACACAATTAACCCCTACCTCAACATCAATTAGCCACCAGAAGGTGGCTTTTCATTACCCACCAAATTGCATATCTCGCAATAAAAACACTTGCATAATGCGCAACTTCATTTTATCTTTCTTTCCAGACATACAAACAAGGTACTAACAAAATTTGGTTGTAACACGGCGTATGGCACATGCGTCGTTAGCGGTCTGGTGACGTTAAAGGGGACAATCCACTCCTTGCTCGGGCAAACAAACCAGGTAGCCGGAATGTGCAAGTCAATGATGATGCTGATAAGACGCCTAACCAGCGTGGCGATTCGGTTTGACGCCTGGGAAGAGACCAGGGTGCAACGATGAGGGCATTTATGGAACCGCGACAAAGTGTGGTGCCGTAACTGGCTAAGTGCTCTCAGCGTTGTGGTGAATGCGCAGGCTGATGCGCGAAAGACATTGCAGCTATTGCGGAAAAGAGCTGTTCGGCGGGGCAATTAAACGCCCGTGAGAGTCTGAAATAACCGCAAGCCGGAGATCAGCATCGGTCACCACAGCAGCCACTGCTTTAGCGGTACCAGTTTGTACACTTGCTTCCGGCTGGTACCGCTATTTTTACAAAACAGAGAAGAGCATCACCGGACGACGGGCTCATAACCCAATCCACCCGGGCGGCTGCCACCGCAGGTGTTCTTCTCTGTTTTGTGGAGAAACCAACCGACCTTGCAGGGTCGATATGATGAGGAGCAGCAAAATGGCTAGCGAACGCAGTACTGATGTGCAGGCATTTAACGGCGGCGTATTTGAAACCAAAATCGGCGCAGTTCTCAGTGAAGTCGCTTCCGGTGTGATGAACACGAAAACCAAAGGTAAGGTCTCGCTCAACCTGGAAATCGAACCGTTTGATGAGAACCGTGTGAAAATAAAACACAAACTCTCATATGTTCGCCCGACTAACCGCGGGAAAATTTCTGAAGAAGACACCACCGAAACGCCGATGTATGTCAATCGCGGTGGTCGCCTGACTATTCTACAGGAAGACCAGGGACAATTACTGACTCTTGCCGGTGAACCTGACGGAAAACTCCGCGCAGCAGGTCATTAATATCGTTCTTAATTAACTGATTATTTATCTCATCACTGAATATCTTAATATAGTGAGGACTTATTATGTCTCAGAACTTAGACGCAACCGCAATTAATCAAATCCATGCCCTTATTTCTGCTCAGGGTGTTAATGAAATTATCAGTAAGATTGGTGCCGATGCTGTGGCATTGCCTGAGAATTTCCGCATTCATGATCTGGAAAAATTTAATTTAAATCGCTTCCGTTTCCGTGGTGCGCTTTCCACTGCCAGCATCGATGACTTTACCCGTTATTCTAAAGATCTTGCAGATGAAGGCACCCGCTGCTTTATCGATGCTGATAATATGCGTGCCGTCAGTGTGCTTAACCTGGGTACTATTGATGAACCAGGTCACGCAGATAACACCGCCACTCTCAAACTGAAAAAGACAGCACCGTTCTCTGCCCTGTTGTCTGTTAACGGCGAGCGTAACTCCCAGAAATCACTGGCAGAATGGATTGAAGACTGGGCCGACTACCTTGTGGGCTTTGATGCTAATGGTGACGCCATTCAGGCAACAAAAGCGGCTGCGGCAATCCGTAAAATCACGATTGAAGCAAACCAGACCGCTGATTTTGAAGATAATGACTTCAGCGGCAAACGCTCCCTGATGGAATCTGTCGAAGCGAAGACCAAAGACATTATGCCAGTGGCATTTGAATTTAAATGCGTTCCGTTTGAAGGTCTGAAAGAACGTCCGTTTAAATTACGCCTCAGCATTATCACTGGCGATCGTCCTGTACTGGTTCTGCGCATTATTCAGCTGGAAGCGGTGCAGGAAGATATGGCTAACGAATTTCGTGATCTGCTTGTTGAGAAATTCAAAGACAGCAAAGTAGAAACCTTTATTGGTACTTTCACCGCCTGATTTCATTACTGCAAATGCCCCTGCGGGGGCATTTATGGAAACGTAATTAACTCAATAATCACCGGATGGTGAGGGCTTCCTTTTACCCAAATTCAGCGCGGTGCAGCGCATATACGTGGAGAACAAAATGTCATTTATTAAAACTTTTTCCGGGAAGCATTTTTATTATGACAAGATAAATAAAGATGACATCGTTATTAACGATATCGCGGTTTCCCTTTCAAATATCTGTCGCTTTGCCGGTCATCTTTCTCACTTCTACAGCGTCGCCCAACATGCGGTGCTTTGCAGCCAGCTGGTGCCGCAGGAATTTGCTTTTGAAGCGTTAATGCATGATGCAACAGAAGCGTATTGCCAGGACATCCCAGCTCCACTGAAACGCCTTCTTCCTGACTATAAACGGATGGAAGAAAAAATAGACGCCGTAATCCGTGAGAAATACGGGTTACCTCCTGTTATGAGCACGCCAGTGAAATATGCCGATCTCATTATGCTGGCAACCGAACGTCGCGATCTCGGGCTTGATGATGGCTCTTTCTGGCCTGTACTGGAAGGTATCCCGGCGACAGAGATGTTCAAAGTTATTCCACTGTCACCAGGCCATGCCTACGGGATGTTTATGGAACGTTTTAACGAGTTATCGGAGTTACGCAAATGCGCATGAATGTTTTCGAAATGGAAGGGTTTCTTCGCGGGAAATGTGTACCACGAGATCTGAAAGTGAATGAAACAAATGCTGAGTACCTGGTACGTAAATTCGATGCGCTTGAAGCTAAATGTGCGGCACTGGAAAACAAAATAATACCAGTGTCAGCTGAACTGCCGCCAGCAAATGAAAGTGTTCTGTTATTTGATGCTAACGGAGAAGGCTGGCTAATTGGCTGGCGTTCTCTCTGGTACACCTGGGGACAAAAAGAAACCGGAGAATGGCTGTGGACATTTCAGGTCGGGGACCTTGAAAACGTCAATATCACTCACTGGGCAGTAATGCCGAAAGCACCGAAGAATAAAAAATGAGCGTGATAAAAACTCATACAGGAATTGTTATCACCCGAGACGGTCCGCAGGTAAAAAAACTGCACCAGACAAAGCGGATGTGGGTCGTCGGAAAAAACGAGTTTTACCACAAAGAAACCGGACGCCGCCACTTTGCAGAAAATACTCGCCGCCGACTGCTGATCTATACCATCAAGCCTATCGAGGTGAAGCATGTTTAAACAGAACGAAAAATCTATCGCTCAAATTGCTGAGTATATCCCGCGTGCGTGCCGGGATATGCAGTTGCAGGAAGCCAAAGCACGCCTGGAGAAAAAAATTGCGCTCTATATCGATGACGGCTGTGATGCCGCCGTTCTTAACGCGGCGTTCGCGCCAGCTCTTAACAGTCATACGCGAAAGTCTTTTTTTTCGTGCATCGCAGCGCAGATCCGTAAAGGAGGCAACCAGTGAGCAACATTAACTATCAGGTACTGCGTGAAAAGGCAGAGAAAGCAACTAAAGGAAGCTACATCGTAGGGCATACATCTGTTAACCAACACGGCAATTTAACAGGAGTTTTTGTTTGTCAAAAATGGAAAGGAGAACCCGGTGGCGTAATTGCAGAATGTCACGTTAACTGCCTGGTTGAAACAGATGCTCAGGCTTATGCAAACGCTGAATTCATAGCAGAGGCTAACCCGGCTACCGTGCTGGCACTGCTGGATGAACAGGAAAGAAACCAGCAATACATCAAACGCCGCGACCAGGAGAACGAGGATATTGCGCTTACGGTTGGGAAGCTGCGCGTTGAGCTTGAGGAGACAAAATCAAAACTCAACGAGCAGCGCGAGTATTACGAGGGAGTTATCTCTGATGGGTGCAAGCGTATTGCTGAACTGGAAGCGCGGGAAGTTCAATTACCGACTCGCTACGACCTTCGATATGGACACCCGATAAATGCAGATGAGCGACAAGTCATGATACCTAAAGAAAATGGCTGTTGGCTTTACCTGATTGACCTAGAACACGCATTACGCGTCGCTGACATTCGCATCAAAGGAGAGTGATATGGCGTTAACACACCACGAACTCTGTCAGATTGCGTACAAGTTCCTTAAGCGCAACGGGTTCAAGGTTTGCTTTCATGACCGCTTTGTTGCTGTAACCAGTACCGGAGAACAGCCAGATGCTATGGGATTCAGAAATTCAGCATCATGCCTGATAGAGGCGAAGTGTTCTCGTGCTGACTTGTTGGCAGATAGAAAAAAGCGTTTCCGTAAAAATCCCTCACTTGGCATGGGCGACTGGCGATTCTTTATTAGTGAGCCGGAAATTATTTCAGTTGAGGATTTACCTCCCGGCTGGGGATTACTTCACGTTGTTAACGGAAGAGTACGGAAAGTACATGGATGGCCCAGGGGTAATTGCTGTTGGGGTAATCCTGACGATAAGCCATTTACCGGGAATAAGCAGGTTGAATGCGATTACATGTTATCTGCATTAAGGCGCATGGAGTTGAGAGGGCACCTTAATGAAATATATGACGGTGTGATTGTTAATAAGAAAGAAGGAAACGCGGCATGATCACTATTACCAAAGGGCGACTGCTGACAATCAAGCAGTGGCGCGAAACATACGGACCGGGTAGCAACGTTGTACTGCCAGCAGAAGAAGCGGAAGAACTGGCACGGATTGCACTGGCATCATTGGAAGCAGATCCAGTTAAACGAGTTAACTCAGATCAGATGCACCGAGTCTGCTTAGAAGCTAATCGCTATTTAGATAAATATGACGCGATGGCAAAAGAGGTAAATAAGTTGCTTGGACGCATCGCCCCACCAGCGCCAGTATTTAACGGCGAATACGGTGACGCATATCAGGGCGCTCGTGAAGACCTGTCCATCTGGAAACGGCGAGCGCTTGAAGCTGATGAGCACGTTCGGCGACTGGAGCAAATCAATGACCACATGGTGAAAGAGGCGCAGGGAGAATCACGCATGGGCGAGCCTGTAATACGTGAGCCAGCACCGGTAGTGCCTGAAGAAGCAACTCCGGAAAACGTAGAAATGCTCTCTGGCTATGTTTCAACGTACAAATTAACCGATAGCGAGCGCGATATTGCTGCCGAAATATGGAACGCCTGCCGCGCCGCCATGCTTCAGTCCGGAAACTTTCGGGAAAACAAGAATTCGTCAACCAATAATTTTCGGGAAATCGCGGAAACGTCAACCAACTATCCGGCAATTCCTAGTGAGGTGTTGTCCGCAATCCTGAAGGTTGCCAGGATTCGTGCCGATTTCGATGATTTTGACGGTGACAGGCGAGGTATCGGTGATTGTCTGGATGAGGCTGAGCAAGAGCTTATCGTTACCATTAACAAATATGCCAGTCAGTTGGCAGCAGAACCTATAGCGCCTAATGACGTTCGAGAGCAGACAGCCATTCCACAAGTTCCGGTAACTCCGGATGGTTGGATAAGCTGTAGTGAGCGAATGCCGGACGACAGGCAGGAGGTGAATCAATGAGCTGGCCTGATGCAATCGTAACTCTGGGGGTGGTATTCGCAGCAGCGTTTGTTGTGTTCTCGATTTGTCGATGGGGATAACCACATGTTCGCTTTGATTCAACGCGGTCAGATATACACGGACAGAGCTGGATACCCCGTGGTGATTACTCGCATCACTGAGCACTCAGTGTTCTTTCGACGGATGGACGGACGATCCGGGCGGGTACGCATTGGTGAGTTAAACTGCCTGTTCGAACATATTGACCACCAGGAGTACCGCAAAATTCTCGCGGACACTGAGCAGGAAAAGCACCTGAAAAAATTACGAGCCATAAAAAGGAAGTAAAGAATGAATAAAGCATTTGAACGATGGGTCCACCAGCGTTACGGCAATCGCTATGACCTGACGCGAGATGTTGACGGCTTCTACTGTCGTGAAGTTGTGAAGCGAATGGTTGAAGTGTGGTGCCACTGCCGTGGATGAAAATTTTATGAGGTTGGCATGCAGACAATCATCTATCAGATAACCCCCAGCAAATGGTGTACGGAGAGAGTCCTCATTGCATCAACAGGGCTAAAGCCTGGCACCATTGAGCGGGCAAGAAGAAAGTCATGGATGCAGGGAAAAGAATACCGCCATTACGCTGTAGAAGGTGATCCGGGGCACTACAGTGAATGCCTGTACAACATCGAAGAAATTATGCGATGGATCGAAAACCAGAAACAACCAGGTGCCAAAAATGCAAGTTCCGGTTAACCTGTTAATGCTCCTGGACGTCTGGGAGGTTTAATGAGTAACGCATCATACCCGACAGGCGTTGAAAACCATGGAGGATCACTCCGTATATGGTTTCACTATAATGGCAAACGTGTCAGAGAAAACCTCGGTGTTCCTGACACAGCCAAAAACCGGAAGATCGCTGGTGAACTTCGCACTTCCGTTTGTTTTGCAATCAGAATGGGGAGTTTCGACTACGCCGCGCAGTTCCCTAATTCCCCTAACCTGAAACACTTTGGTCTGGGAAAAAGAGAGATAACCGTTAAGGCACTTTCGGAAAAATGGTTGGACCTTAAGAAAATTGAGATTTGTGCGAATGCACTTAACCGTTACCAGTCAGTAATTAAAAACATGTTACCAATGTTAGGTGAAAAAAAACTGGTTTCATCCATAACAAAAGAGGATTTACTTTTCGTAAGGAGAGATTTGTTGACCGGTTACCAAAAGCTTTCTAATGGAAAGACTTCTTCCATAAAAGGGCGCTCAGTGGTCACGGTAAACTACTATATGACAACCATAGCTGGAATGTTTCAATTTGCAACAGATAATGGTTATACCTCAGGAAACCCATTTAACGGTCTGGCTCCCTTAAAAAAGTCCAAGGTAAAACCAGATCCTCTCACCCGTGACGAATTTATTCGTTTTATTGAGGCTTGCCGTCATCAACAAACAAAAAACCTGTGGATTCTCGCTGTATACACGGGTATTCGTCACGGGGAGTTGGTATCGCTGGCATGGGAAGATATAGACCTTAAAGCAAGGACTATAACCATCCGTAGAAATTATACAAAACTTGGCGAATTCACTCCACCAAAAACCGATGCAGGCACCGGAAGGACAATTCATCTGGTTCAACCAGCTATTGATGCTCTTAAAAGCCAGGCGGAAATGACCATGCTTGGAAAGCAACATTCTGTAGAGGTGAAGCAGAGGGAATATGGGAGAACTGCTGTGCATAAATGCACTTTTGTTTTTAGTCCTCAGGTAACAAAACAGCAGCAGTTGTCCGGACCTCACTACAAGGTTGACTCCATCAGGGAGTCATGGACAAGTATCTTAAAACGCGCAGGTCTGAGACACAGAAAATCGTACCAATCCAGGCATACTTATGCATGCTGGTCACTTGCCGCTGGAGCTAATCCTAGTTTTATCGCAAGCCAGATGGGCCACATAAACGCACAAATGGTATTCAATGTTTACGGAGCATGGATGAAAGACAACAATCACGAACAGATAGAACTCCTTAACAAAAGACTATCTGAAAGTGTCCCATGTATGCCCCATAAGAAAGTGGGGTAAAATAAAAACTTGTAAAATCAGTTAGTTTACCCTTAATCCCTGTCACGTTACGCGCGTGGCAGAGGCGTTACGGATTGCTGAAACCGCAACGGACAGACGGCGGTCATCGGCTGTTCAACGATGCCGATATTGACCGGATCCGCGAGATCAAACGCTGGATCGACAACGGCGTGCAGGTCAGCAAAGTTAAAATGCTGCTCAGTAATGAAAATGTTGATGTGCAGAACGGCTGGCGCGATCAGCAAGAAACATTACTGACTTACTTGCAAAGCGGCAATCTGCATAGCCTGCGAACGTGGATCAAAGAGCGCGGTCAGGATTACCCCGCCCAGACGCTCACCACGCATTTGTTTATTCCTCTGCGTCGACGGCTTCAGTGCCAACAACCGACTCTCCAGGCGCTGCTGGCGATCCTCGACGGCGTACTGATCAACTACATCGCCATCTGTCTGGCTTCGGCACGTAAAAAAAAGGGTAAAGATGCGCTGGTGGTTGGCTGGAATATTCACGATACCACCCGTCTGTGGCTGGAGGGCTGGATTGCCAGTCAACAAGGATGGCGCATTGATGTCCTCGCCCACTCGCTCAATCAACTACGCCCTGAACTGTTCGAAGGCCGTACATTGCTGGTGTGGTGCGGTGAAAATCGAACCTCCGCCCAACAACAGCAACTCACCAGTTGGCAAGAACAAGGCTATGATATTTTCCCACTCGGCATTTAATGATTCGTTAACAAATGCGCTTTACTGTACAATCCTTTCGTTAACATAAGGAGTGCATTATGCGCATAGCTAAAATTGGGGTCATCGCCCTGTTCCTGTTTATGGCGTTAGGCGGAATTGGTGGCGTCATGCTCGCAGGTTATACCTTTATTTTGCGTGCTGGCTAAGCGCCTGCACCAGCCTTTCAAACAGGCGGTCTGCGATGATCGCCGCCAGTGCCACCAGTAACGCCCCCTGGATCACATACGCGGTATTAAATCCGCTAAGCCCGATGATGATGGGCGTACCCAGCGTGCTGGCCCCTACCGTTGAGGCGATCGTCGCCGTACCAATGTTGATAATCACCGAAGTTCGCACGCCCGCCAGAATCACCGGAGCCGCCAGCGGTAGCTCGACCTTACGCAGTCGCTGACCACGACTCATTCCCATACCTTTCGCAACTTCTGTCACGCTGGCATCAATCGCTCCCAGCCCGGCAAGTGTCGCCTGCAGGACGGGCAGCACACCGTAAAGGATCAAGGCGATAATCGCTGGTTGCAGACCAAACCCGATCACCGGAACGGCGATCGCCAGCACTGCGACGGGCGGAAAAGTCTGTCCAACGGCGGCAATAGTTTCCACCAGTGGGCGAAATTCCGCGCCCCACGGGCGAGTGACAGCAATTCCGGCACCAGTACCAATGATCACCGCAAACAAACTCGAAATTCCCACCAGCCAGAAATGAGCCAGTGCCAGAGCGGCAAAACTTTCTTGCTGATAAACGGGTCGTGGCAGTTGAGGGAACAAGGCAGCAAACAGCGGCTGGCTGTAAGGCAGCCAGAAAATCAGTGCCACAAACAAAGCAATGAGCCAGAACAGCGGATCGCGCAACATCTTCATACGCTTACGCCTCCTCCAGCAGATCCTGAAAATGCAGCGTGCCGCTAGGCTGGCCCTGCGTGTTCACCACCGGCAGCACCTCGCATCCCCGCGCGACAAACAGGGAGAGCGCATCGCGCAGCGTCATCTCTTCTGCCAGTGCCTCACCTTCTGCCCGTTCTTCGCGACGCACGTAATCCGCCACACTACGTAACGAAAGCAGGCGCACACCCAGTTCACTACGTCCAAAAAACTGGCGGACAAAATCATTCGCCGGACGAGTCAGCATCGTCAGCGGATTCCCCTGCTGCACCACTTCACCGTGATCCATCAATACCAGATGTTCTGCCAGCCGTAGCGCCTCATCAATATCATGAGTGACCAGCACAATGGTACGCCCCAGCAAACGGTGAATGCGCGTCATCTCTTGTTGCAACGCGCCGCGCGTTACCGGGTCCAGTGCGCCAAAAGGTTCATCCATCAGTAAGACTTGCGGATCGGCAGCCAGTGCGCGCGCTACTCCCACACGTTGCTGCTGACCACCGGAAAGCTGATGCGGATAACGCTCACGTAAATTTGACTCCAGCCCCAGTAGCGCCATTAATTCGTCGATACGATCGTCAATCCTCGCCCGCGACCATTTTTGTAATTGCGGCACGGTGGCAATGTTTTGTGCCACGCTCCAGTGGGGAAACAGGCCAATAGATTGAATGGCATAGCCCATACGGCGGCGCAACTCCAGTACTGGCAGCGAGCGAATTTCTTCTCCGGCAAAGCGGATCTCTCCGCTGTCATGTTCCACCAGGCGGTTAATCATTTTCAGGGTGGTGGATTTGCCGGAGCCAGATGTGCCAATCAGCACCGAAAAACTCCCTTCCTGAAAATTGAGATTGAGATCGTTAACGGCTTTTTGTGCGCCAAACAGTTTGCTGACATGGCTAAATTCAATCATTACGTTTCACCTTCAACAGTGCGATAAGTAAATCGAACAGCGCATCGATCAGCACCGCCAGAACAATTACCGGGATCACCCCCAGCAACACTAAATCAATGGCGCTGCTTAGCAGCCCCTGGAAAACCAGCGCACCAAAACCGCCTGCGCCGATTAACGCCGCAATCACCGCCATGCCTACAGTTTGCACCATCACCACCCGCAGGCTGCGCAGAAATACCGGTAACGCCAGCGGTAACTGAACATGCAGGAATCGCTGCGCCCCGCTCATCCCCATCGCTCTGGCGCTCTCCAGCACATCGCGCGGGATCTGGTTCAAGCCTACTACCACGCCGCGCACCAGCGGCAGCAAGGCATAGAGCACCAGCGCAATCAGTGCGGGTGTCATTCCGGTTCCTGCTATGCCGAGCTTCCCCAGCCACGGAAAGGCCGTCACCAGCGCGGCAAGCGGCGCAATCAACAGGCCAAAGAGCGCCACCGAAGGCACGGTCTGAATGACATTGAGCAGAGAAAAAATCGCCCCCTGCCGCGCGGTGGAAAAGTAGCACCAGATGCCCAATGGCACACCAATCACTAACGCAGGCAGCACCGCACCAAACAGCAACGTCAGATGTTGAGCCAGCGCGTCGTCAAACACATCCTGACGGTTGGCGTATTCTTTCATTAGCGAGAGATCGTTAAGCGTGCCGGAGTAAAGCAACCACAGCGGAATAATGGCAATCTGCATATGCAACAACCAGCGCCACAGCGGATGCGTGGAGATTCGGCGGATGGCATCGCTACAGGCCAGCAATGCCAGCGCCGCAGCCAGCCAGAAACCACTGCCGAGGCTGGTACGCGCCAGCGCACTGCCATTTTGCGCCAGTTGGGTCGCCGCCTTTCCAGCTCCCCACACCAGCAATACGAAGACGAATTGCGCCAGAATGAGTGCAAAAATGCTGCCTTTTTTAGCGGGAATAAAACAGGCTGTCAGCCAGGCGCAACCAACGCCCACCAGCATCCAGATCGTTTGCGGCCACAGTTGCCAGAGATGACGCCCTTCACCCGAGACTAAACGATTAGGCGCGTAGCTGATAAACGGCAGCGCTGCTGCGATTGCCGTCAGCAACAGCAGCAGCGCCAGAACAGGATTAATACGTAGATAAGTCACGGGAAATTACTTCGCCCACCCTTTTTGTTTCAGGTAGTCGGCAGCCACTTTTTTGGCATCCAGTCCTTCCACTGCAATGCTGGCATTCAGTTGCTGCAATGTTTTTGCATCGAGGCTGGCGAAGACTGGCTGTAGCCACTGTGCCATTTGCGGATACTCTTTCAGCACCGACTCACGCACCACTGGTGCAGGCGCGTAGATAGGTTGCACGCCTTGCGGATCGCTTAAGGTTTGCAGCCCCAGCGCCGCGACCGGACCGTCAGTGCCGTAAGCCATTGCGGCATTAACGCCAGAAGTTTGCTGGGCAGCGGCTTTAATCGTCACCGCCGTGTCGCCACCAGCCAGTGACAGCAACTGATCCTGACCGAGCTTAAAGCCATAGGCTTTTTCAAACGCGGGTAAGGCATCGGCGCGTTCGATAAACTCTGCCGAGGCTGCCAGTTTGAAGGTGCCGCCCTCTTTCAGATAACGACTCAGGTCAGCAAGCGAAGTGAGTTTGTTTTTCTCTGCCACATCCTGACGCACGGCGATGGTCCAGGTGTTATTTGCAGGTGCGGGCGTCAGCCAGATTAACTTGTTTTGCTCTGCATCGAGTTTTTTGACTTTCTCGTAACCTTGCTGCGCGTTTTTCCACGCTGCATCGTTTTCATCTTTAAAGAAAAACGCGCCATTGCCGGTATATTCCGGATAGATATCCAGTTCACCGGAAGTAATCGCCCCGCGCACCACAGGAGTCGTTCCGAGTTGCACTTTATTGACCGTCGGTACGCCGTGGCTTTCCAGTACCTGCAAAATGATATTGCCGAGCAGCGCGCCTTCAGTATCGATTTTTGAACCGACTTTAACGGGGGAAGCCGCGTGCAGCGGCAGGCTCACGGCTGCCAACAAAACCAGTGAACCTGCCCAGACCTTTGAGAGTGGCATGATGCTTTCCTCATTCTTTTACTGTTGTTTTCAGCGAATTAAGAGAAAAGCATAGTTGATAATGGCGGGATTAGCCTGAGCGGACGGATTCAGTTGCAGAATCAGATAAATACTTAAGAGGCATATTCGGTCCGGCGTTTCCTGCCGGATGCGGCGCGAGCGCCTTATCCGGCCTACAAAGGGCGAAAATTCAGCAAGTTAAGATATGAACATCAGGCAAAGGGCGCAAATGTCACGCCCTTACTAAAGCATTACAGCAACTCAAACTCGCCTTTCTTAACGCGTGCGGAATCAGTGCCGATAAAGACATTGAACTTGCCAGGCTCGGCGTCATATTTCATCTGTTGATTCCAGAACTTCAGCGCCTCGATATCAATCGGGAAGCTAACGGTCTGAGTTTCGCCCGGTTTCAGGGTGATTTTCTCAAAGCCTTTCAGCTGTTTCACCGGACGACTCATGGAAGCCGTCACATCCTGCAAGTACATCTGCACTACCGTGGCCCCTTCGCGTTTACCGGTGTTCGTCACCTGCACGCTGGCCGTCACTTTGCCGTCACGCTTCATGGTCGGCGCAGAAAGTTTCACATCAGAGACGGTGAAAGTGGTATAGCTCAGACCATAGCCGAACGGATAAAGCGCCCCGTTAGCTTCATCAAAATAACGCGAAGTGTATTTGTTCGGCTTGTCGGCATTATACGGACGACCGGTGTTCAGATGGCTGTAGTACACCGGGATCTGCCCGACAGAACGCGGGAAGGACATCGGCAGCTTGCCGGACGGGTTGTAATCGCCAAACAACACATCGGCAATTGCATTACCGCCTTCAGTCCCCGCAAACCAGGTTTCCAGAATCGCATCAGCCTGCTGATCTTCTTTCACCAGCGCCAGCGGACGCCCGTTCATCAGCACCAGCACCAGCGGTTTACCGGTGGCTTTCAGCGCCGCAATCAAGTCACGTTGGCTTTGCGGAATAGTAATATCGGTACGGCTGGAGGCCTCGTGCGCCATCCCCTGTGCTTCACCGACTACAGCCACCACCACATCAGATTGTTTCGCCGTCTGCACCGCTTCATCAATCATCTCTTGCGGCGAACGCGGATCGACTTTGACCGCTTCTTCATACTGATTCAGGAAATCGATAATGCCTTTGTCACTGGTAACGTTCGCCCCTTTGGCATACAGCACTTTACCGTTTTCACCGACGGCATTTTTAATCCCGGTCAGCACGGTCACGGATTGATCTGCAACACCTGCCGCCGACCAGCTTCCCATCACGTCACGCTTGCTGTCTGCCAGCGGGCCAACCACCGCAATGGTTGCGGATTTTTTCAGCGGTAACGTTTCGAGACGGTTTTTCAGCAACACCAGGCTTTCACGCGCCACTTCACGCGCTTCTTTGCGGTGCAAGCGGCTTTCGGCATTGGTATCCACCGGGTCAGACTCTTTCGGACCGAGATGGCTGTATGGGTCGTTAAACAACCCCATATCATATTTAACGTTCAGTACATGGCGGGCAGCATCGTCCAGCTCTGCCATCGTCACTTTACCGGATTTAATCAACCCAGGCAGATACTTCGAGTAGTACTCGTCGCTCATACTCATGTTGATTCCGGATTTCAGCGCCACGCGCACCGCATCTTCCGGGTCTGCCGCCGTGCCATGTTTAATCAGCTCTTTGATTGCACCGTGATCGGAAACGGTGATGCCTTTAAAGCCCCACTGGTCGCGCAGAACATCTTTCAGCAGCCAGGAATCGGAGGTGGCTGGCGTGCCGTTCAGCGAGTTCAGCGCCACCATCACCGCGCCGCTGCCTGCGTCCAGCCCCGCTTTGTACGGCGGCATATAATCATTAAACAGGCGCTGCGGACTCATATCGACGGTGTTGTACTCTTTACCGCCTTCTACCGCACCGTATGCGGCAAAGTGTTTGACGCTGGTCATCACCGAGTAGCGATCTGCCGGGCTTT